AAAGAAACAGCAGAGATAAAACAAGAAATGAACGATTTAAACAAAACTTTAAGAATGGCAGTTTTTGGGACTTTCGGTTTTATGGGAACTTTATTAATTGCTTTCGTAACAATCGTATTCGGAACCTAATGCATACTTCAGACGAAGGTTTTTGTATCATCAAAAAATTTGAAGGCTTGCCTGTTAATGATGAAGGTCAAGCAGTTGCATATAAATGTCCAGCAGGCGTTTGGACAATAGGATACGGCCATACCAAAGATGTTAAAGAAGGTGATGTTTGGTCTAAAGAAAAAGCTGAATTTATGCTTTGGCAAGAATTAGAGGATGAGTACGAGCATTATGTAAACTCTCTTGTAAAAGTGCCTTTAAATCAATCTCAGTTTGATGCTTTGGTGTCTTGGGTATACAACCTTGGGCCTGCTAATTTAAAAAGCTCTACCTTGTTAAAAGTTTTAAACGAGAGTAAATACGAAGAAGTTCCTAACCAAATGAGAAGATGGAATAAAGTAAATAAACAAGTAAATGAAGGTTTGGTTAGAAGAAGAAACGCTGAGTCTTTATTGTTTGAAGGCAAAGAATGGGGTAAGGTTTAACAGCGGTTAAATTTATAGGAAGGGCTTATGCCTCATTCTACAGCTAGAATTGCTTTGGCTGGTGAATATCTAGCAGCATCTTACATGCTTAGATATTGCGACTCAGTTATTATGTCTCCATCAAATCATAGGTCTGATTTAATACTTGATCATCAAGGCAAACTTTACCGAGTCCAAGTTAAAACAACAAACAAAATTTACAAAAGATCAAAAGCAGATTATTACCGTTGGGAAATAAGATCTGGACGAAGAACTTCTAATAACACTAGACAAAATAAAATGGTAAGATATGGAGACGGTCAAATAGACTTTTTCTGTTTGGTTGCTTTGCCGATAAATAAAGTTATTTTTGTTCCTGTTGATAAAAAGAACAATTTAACTGAGTATGCAAAAACTATAGGCAGTTTAAATAAAATAGATTCTAAAGAATCTTTATTAGAAACTTTGTTATATGTAAATAAAACACCAAAACTAGAATCATTAAATGACGTTACAGAAAGCAATATTTAAACCAGGTATCAACAGAGAAGGTACTGATTATGATAATGAGGGCGGTTGGTTTGACTGCAACCTTGTTCGTTTTAGAAAAGGTAGACCCGAAAAGTTTGGTGGTTGGGCTAAAGATAGTAACAATACTTTTTTAGGAACTTGCAGGGCTTTGCATCCTTGGATAGCATTATCTGGAACTAAATATTTAGGTTTAGGAACAACTTGGAAATATTATATAGAAGAGGGTACTTCTTTTAATGACATAACCCCAATAAGATCTACTACAGCTGCGGGAGATGTAACTTTTGCTGCGGTAGATGGAGATTCAACCATTACAGTAACAGATACAGCTCATGGGGCAGTACAAAATGATTTTGTAACATTTTCAGGAGCAGCATCTTTAGGCGGTAATATTACTGCTACAGTACTTAATCAAGAATATCAAATAGCTACAATCGTAAATTCTAATTCTTACACAATTGAAGCTAAAGATACTAGCGGAGCTGAAGTAACAGCTAATTCAAGCGATAGCGGTAATGGTGGTGGATCAACCGTTGGCACATATCAATTGAATGTGGGTCTGGATGTTTATGTGCCTGGTACTGGTTGGGGTTTAAATGGATGGGGAGAGGGAGCCTTTGGATCTGCAACAGCACTATCTTCTACCAATCAACTTAGATTATGGACTCATGACAACTTTGGAGAAGATTTAATTATTAATCAAAGAGGTGGAGGCATATATAGATGGGTTGAAAATAACGGCCTTACAACTAGAGCTGTTAACCTTTCTACAACATCTGGAGCTAATCAAGTACCAACAGTAGGGTTACAAGTTATTACTTCAGAAAAAGATCGTCATTTAATTGTATTAGGCGCAGATCCTTTATCGGGGGGCGTTAGAACTGGAGCTGTTGATCCTATGTTAATTGCATTTAGTGACCAAGAAAATGCTTTAGAGTTTGAGCCTCAAACAACAAATACAGCAGGATCTTTACGATTATCTTCTGGCTCTTCTATTATTGGTGCCGTTAAGTCTAGACAAGAAATATTAGTTTGGACTGATACTGCTTTATATAGCATGCAGTTTATTGGTCCGCCTTTTACATTTGGAGTTAATTTAATTAATGAAGGAATAGGATTAATAGGGCCTAAAGCAGCTATTACAGCGCCTCAAGGTGTGTTTTGGATGAGCTACAATAATTTTTATATCTATAATGGTAGTGTTCAAACCGTTCCTTGTACTGTCCAGAATTATGTTTTTTCTGATATAAATTTAACTCAATCTTTTAAAATTAATGCATTTACTATTGCAGATAAAAATGAAGTTGGTTGGTTTTATTGTTCTTCTTCTAGTAGTGAGATAGATAAGTATGTTATTTATAATTACGCAGAAAATGTTTGGTTTTATGGATCTTTAAGTAGAACAGCTTGGTTAGATGCTGGTATAGAAAACTACCCTAGAGCTGTTAGTAATGGCTATCTGTATCAACAAGAAATAGGCTTTGATGATGATGGATCTCCTATGACTAATGTGTTTATAGAAAGTTCTGATTTTGATTTAGGTGATGGAGAACAATTTACTTTTATACAAAAAATTATTCCAGATTTTAAATTTATTCAAAACAGCAACGAAGATGGATCTGTAAATATTGTAGTTAAAACAAGAAACTATCCAGGAGATTCTTTGTCTGTCAACTCAACAAGCTCTATACAAGCAAACACTCAACAGGCATTTGTTAGGGGCAGAGCAAGGCAAATGGTTTTAAGATTTGAGTCAGATGATGATGCAGCAAACAACGGTAATTTAGGTATTGGGTGGAGATTAGGAGCTACAAGGATTGATGTAAGAACTGACGGCAAGAGATGAGCAAGATTCTACAAACGCAACTTCCAATTGCTGTAGGTTCAGTTAGCCCCGATATATTTAACAGACTTACAAGAATTTTAGAAATTAACTTAGGTGCAGTTGATGTTGACAGCACTCAACAAGTTAATGATGCGGACAAACTTCAATTTAACTTTTTACCAGGCAGTATTATATGGAATACTACTTTAGGCGTTTTGCAGGTTTATACAGGATCTAAGTGGGTTGATATAGGCGAAAGAGCAAATGACTTTGGTTTTGAAGCTACTTTATCATTAGGTAAGATAGATATTATTACAGGTGGAGATATATCTATAAACATCACTAACTTTAATAATGGTTGAGTTAGCTATAAAAAACGAATATAAAACTAAAAATATATTGCTTGAGCATCCTGCTGATTGGTATATAGAAAAAGAAACATTTGATGCAGTCCAAGACTCTTTACCAACTATAGTAGATTTCTATAACAATAAAGGTAACAACAATCCCAAGCCAACAAAGTTAAATGAAGTGATAAAAGAACCGTTGAAAGATGTATATACGGTTCCTTTCTTTTCAAAAAAGTTTTGTTCTATATTGTTAGATGAAATACAAAACTTAGAAAGTTTTTATGGCTTTCAACCCAATCCAGAAGAAGATACTTTAAGACAAATACCAGAAATAACTTTTCAAGATAATTGTCCAGAAATCTATCAATCTTTGTTTCAAACGATATATACTATAGGTAATCCTATATTTTTAAATATTTGGAATAGGCACGTAAATGGTGGCGGCATTCAAATAGCTAATTATAATTTAAAGGATAAAAAACAAGGCGCTTGGCATCATGATGCTAGTGCCGATATTAGTATGGTTGTCCCTTTAAATACAGGTGAGTACAAGGGGGGCGGGACTGAGTTTTTAAATCGTGGTACAGTTGAACCATTACCTACAGGCCACGCTCTAATATTTCCGAGCTTTACCCATATGCATAGAGGCCTATCGGTAGAATCAGGAAATAGATACTTACTTGTATTTTGGTTAAAATGTATAGAAGAATAGGGTAAAATTTAAAAATGAATATAGTAGACAACTCAGGAAAAGGCTTAGCAGCTTTAGGACGCAACGAAGATCGCTTTATGGCTCACGTTGCAAAAGGCGAGATGGTCGTTCCTCCAGTCATATCAGACAAAACAAAATCACTTATTAAGAAAGAAATGCAAGCAGTTGGCTTGGATCCGAGAGAATATGAAGTGGGTCAAGGTATGTCTATCAATCCTATTACAGGACAAGCAGAGTTTGGCTTTCTAAAAAAATTAGCAAAAAGCGTCAAGAAGGTAGTTAAGAAAATAGCACCTGTTGCAGCTGTTATACCTGGTCCTTGGCAGCCTGCTGCAATTGCATACAACAGAGGCAGAGCCGCTATAAGTTTAGCTAAAGGAGAAGGGGGTATTGGAGATCTTATAACTGCGTTTACACCTGCAAAAGCTTATACAGGTGGACCAACAGGAAATATTTTCGGAAACACAAAAGAGTTTTTTACTAAAGGGGCAGACGGCGTAGGATTTTTTGGAAATATTGGAAAAGGCTTAGGTAATATAAAAGAATTTGTAACAAAAGGTGATGATGGTATAGGACTGTTTGGAAATACAATAGGAAAGGCTTACGAGTATGTTATGCCAGGTGATGATGGTGTGGGTCTGTATGGCAACTTAACTGGTGGTGGTGCTAAACCTGAAACTGATACATTAAAGTATGATCCAGTTAACCAAGGATATATAAACATTAAAACTGGAATGCCAGCTACGGCAGCAGAAGTAACATCTGTACCTGGTAACAGAAACATGATTGCAGAAATGTTTACAGGTGATAAGTCTCCTGTTGAATATTTAAGCTCAAAACTTTTGCCAGAATCTGTTGAACAAGCATTAGGGACAGGTCCTGGTGGGGATGGATTACTATCTAGTTCTGGTGAGGGCGGAGGAGGCTCTGGCATAAACCCACAAATGGCTGCTTTAGCTTTGTTATACGGTAAAGCTGTTAAAGATGCAGCAAAGAAAACCGAAGGTGGTTTAACCGATATTAGACAATCAATAAGACCAGATCTTAATCCAGCTCCTGTATTTGGTGGTTTTGATTTAGGTGTAAGAAAAGCTGCGGCCTTTGGTGGTCCAATAGGTTACGGCAGACAACAATTTAATAAAGGTGGCTTGGCTGCAATAGGCGAACTAGATATGCGAAATGGTGGTGAGTCAGTCGGTCCTGGAACAGGAACCTCTGATGATATACCAGCTATGCTTAGTGATGGTGAGTTTGTTATGACGGCTGCTGCTAACAACGGCGCTGGTGGTTTTAAATTTAATAAAACAAAAAAAGGTATTGAGTTGATAGCATCCAGTAAACCAGATAGAGAAAAAGGTGTAGAGGTAATGAATAAACTAATGGACACATTTGAAAAGTATAACGCTTCAGGGAGTATGGCATAATGGCTAATACAGTAGATCCCGTACTTCAAAGTCAGATAACAGCCGAAACAATAACAGACCCGCTTGTACGGGCTTTATATTTTGGTACTGACGGCACTCCTGGTTTTTATAATCAATTACAACAAGCTGGCGCAAACTTAATAGGAAGTGATGTTCCTTTACAACAAACAGCTGGTTTAGATCCATTAGAAACTCAAGCAAGACAAAGAGCGCAAGCTGGACTTGGTGCATTTCAACCATTCTTTACTCAACAACAAGATTTAGTTAATCAGGCTATAGAACAATCTAGAAGAGCCGAACAACTACAAGATCCTTATTTTTCTAGAGCAGAAGAGCAATATGGCTTAGGTTTAGAAAGCGCTCTTTCTGGGATTGGCCAAGCAAGAGGTATTGCAACAGGAGCTGTTGATCAATATGGCAACCGCTTAGGTGAATCAGAGAATCTTCTTAGAGGTACTTTAGGTGCATACGATCCTAGTATGACAGAACAGTTCTACAATCCTTATGAAGATAGAGTTGTTCAACAAACTATTGATGATGTAATGAAAGCTGGCGATCAGCAAGATATAGCGGCAAGAGCGCAAGCTATCTCAGCTGGTGGCGAATCAGCTTTTGGATCTAGGGCTAGGCTGGGTGCTGAAGAAAGAAGAGAAGCGCTTGGTAGAGGTCTAGGTGACGCACTATCAAACATAAGAGCAAGAGGTTTTTCACAAGCACAACAAACAGGTATGGGTGAATTTGCAAGGCAAAGACAAGCAGAAAGAGCTGCTGCTCAAGGCTTGGGTGGATTTGCTGGATCAAGATTAGGAGCAGAGCAAGGTTTAGCTAGTGGCTTACAACAGTTTGGTCAAAGCGAGGCTGCTGCGAGAGCAGGCTTAGCTGGTGGATTATTAGGTATAGGCGGTCAAAGAGGAGCTGGCGCTTCTCAATTAGGATCTCAATTAGCGGGATATGGCGGTCAACTTGCTGGTATTGGTCAAAACTTAGAAGCATTAAACAGAGGGCAAAGAGCAGAACTAGCAGGGTTTGGAGCTAATGCAAGAAATATTGCAGAAATGCAAAATCAAAGAAAATACGGTCAACAGATGCAACAGCAAATGAGGCCGTTACAAACTATGCAGGGTATTGGTTCTTTACTACCTGGCTACAAACAAGCAGGAAGTCAGATTGATTCTACATACGGTATGGCTCCTGATCCAAGCGCTCAAGGTCTTGGGGCAGCTTTCTCTGCTTACGGAGCTTTAGTACCTGGCCGAGGAAACTAACATGAACTTTCTTAATAGAAAGATGTTTGCAAATGGTGGTGGCGCTAGTACACCCAGCGGTCCTCTTGGACCAAATCAAATATACGATACTGTTTCAGGAAAAATTTACAACCTTGATAAAGATTTTGTAAGTGATTTATTTTTAAAAGGTAGAAATTTATATCCAATACTTAAAGATGATACTTTAATCAAAGGCTCAAATGTTGCTTCTGCTTTAGAAAAATTTAGAGATCAAGATGAACCGTTTGATTTAAGTAAAAGATCTTTTGGGTATTTACAGCCAAGAGATGTTGGAACAGGTTTAATAGATGCAGGAATTGCTACTGGTCGATTTTTTGAGCCGTATGTAAAAAAAGGTATAGCTGGGATAGGTGAGTTTGTTGGTTCTGATTATCTTAAAGCAGCAGATGATGATGTTAGTCTTGGAATACTTGGATTTAAAAGAGATGAAATGGATTCTATATTTCCAACTGATCAAGAAAGATCAAGAGCTGCATTAGAAAGAATTACTGGCGAAAGAAATATTAATCCTGACAGAACATTTACAGCAGCTAGTATGAGTCCAAATGTAAATTTATCTCAAGGTTTTCAAGATGCGTTTCCTCCAAAAGTAAAAGGTGCTGCAAATATTATTTCTCAAATTCTTGGAAGAGATCCAATTTTTGATATTGATAAAGATCTTGATGAATTAAATCAACCAAATATTGTAGATACGGCTACCGTTACAGAAGTTAGCGGACCTAGCGGCCCTACGCCTATTACTACAAGTGAAACTTTAAGTATTGAAGGTGGTCCTGGTTCTTTAGAAGCCAGAAGATTAGCTTATGAAAAAGAAATGATTGGTAGAGATGAGTTTGGAAATTTATTGCCTGAAGGAAGATTAGAACAAGATGATGAGATTGCAACTCTATTAGATGAAATTAAACCGATAGAACAAAAGGTAGATGTGGATAAAACTGAAGCTGATACTTTGGCAGAAAATGAAGCTAAGTTTAGCGGCTTATCTGAAGATGAATTTAAATCTACATTAGATGAAATAGCTTTGCCTAAGCTTCCAGAAATTGAAAGACCTGTAACTGATACAGATGTCGTGAAACAAGAAGAACTTAGAAAACAAAATGATCCTATAAGTAGAAAATTAGATCAGCCAGGATTCTTTGGCTCTGATAGATTCCTTAACTTTATTAGAAACGTAGGTGGCGAGCTTACAAGAACTGGTCAGATGGGTGCAGGTCTTGCAGGTGGAGCATCTAAAGCCGCCGAAGAAAGAGCAGCTAGAGAGCTAATGGCTGACAAAGAAGAAAGAGATTACCAAATGAAATTGAGGTTAGCTAAAGCTGAAGCAGCTTTAGACGCTGCAAACGCAGAACCATACGATAAAAATCAAATTAAAAATTATGTTGAATTTGAAGGAAATTTGACAGGCGCATTAAAAGATTTTGATGAAGATGAAAGAATTGTAAGCGATCTAAATAAAATACTTAATGAAGATATAAATGAACCTGGGGCTTTTGGTGTAGGAGGTTTTATTTCTAAAATAAGTGAAGATTTAAGAGCTGCTGCTGGTTATGGAGAAACAGATTGGAACAATCTATCAGCGGCCAAAAGAACAGATCTTATTTTAAAGACTGTTACACAAAGATCTGTTAGAGATATTTTAGGAGAATCTGGTAAGACTATTTCTAACTTAGATAGAGAACTTGTTGCTGATATTTTTGGTAGCGTAAACGTGTTTACAACACCAGCAGAACTTAAAAAGAAACTTACAGATAGTAGAGCGCAAATAATAGAAAGCATGAGAACTCAACAAGACACAATTACGTCTAATGCTACTGCTTTACAGGAAGCTGGTTATCCTTCAAGAGTTTTGCAAAACAATATTCCTTTATTACAAAGAATCCTAAACTTTGATTTTGATAATATAGAAAATTATAGACTTGGCGATAATTCTTCTGGATATATTGAGACAACTTTATAATGCCTAGATATAAAGTAAATATTTCTGAAGATGTATTTGAATTTGTAGAAGCTGATACAGAAGAAGAAGCAAAGAAAAAAGTAAAAGCTACTATAGCATCTGGTGCTGTTTCTCCTTTTTATGACAAATTAAACTTTGATTATGAAACAGGAGTTAAAGGTAAGTTTGAAAGACAAATAGATAAAGGTACTGAAAGAGAAGGCGTACTTAGAAATCTTAGAGCGCAGTTAGCCAGAGCAGAAACTCCAACCGAACAAGATCAAGTATTATCTAACTTTGTAGGATCATCAGGTTTTACAAGAAACACTAAAGGACAAGTAGCAATAAAGCCTACAGGCTTAGAAGAACTAGGGCTACCAATTCAATACAGAACACTTACTGACGGTTCAAGAATACCGTTAAATACCATAATTGATGAAAATGACTTTGGGTTAAAGACTGGAGATCTTGCAGACTTTGCAGGTATAGCTGGCCCGATTGCTGGAGCTATTGCTGTTATGTCTCCGCAATTAAAAATTATCAAAGGCTTGACAGCTTTATTTGGTGGTAGATCCAGAATAGCAAGAATGGTTGCTGCTGGAACAGGCTCATCCGTAGGTAAAGCTGCGGAAGAAGCATTAGATTACCAAGAAGGTTTTCAGCTTCAAGAAAGAGATGAATTAAAAGATTTGTTTGGTGGTGAATTTTTATTTGGGTCTATGGGTCAAGGTGTAGGTGAACTTATTGGAATGGGTTTTAAATTATTTTTAGGTAAAAATGCGCCAGTAGAAGATTTAAGGCTTAACAGGCAAATGGCCAAGGGAAGGTCTGCAACTGACATATTGAAATTAGATGCAAGTTTAGGTAAAGAAGCAAGTGAAAGACAAATAGCAAAAGCAATTAGAGATGGCAGAGTTAAACAATTTGATTTTAAAGGTATTGCATCCCAAGCAACTTTAGGTAGAAAACTTCCTGGAAGATTACAAGATATTGCTGAACAGGTTCTTGGTAATACCAGAGACAAAGAAACTGCTGGTTTTTTAAGACTTGAAATAGACAACCTTTTAAAAGAAATAGGCGGAGAAAATGCTTTGCTACAAAAATCTATTTCAGATGCAACCAAAGGATCTTTAGATGAACAGGTGCAAGCAAGTTTGCAAGCATTACGATTAAAAGAAAAAAGTGTTACCCAACAACTTAAAAAAATGTTGGATGAGGTTGTAGATGATGCAATTGAAGTTGGTAATTATGGTGATGCTCCAACTAGAAAAATGTTAAGTGATGAGTTAAAAGAAAATTTAGCAAAAGCAAGACGCGAGGTAACAATTGATTTAGGAAAAAAATACAGGGGTGTAGACGAGGTTTTTAATGACCTTGTTTCTACTGAAGGAAAAACAGGATTAGAACTTGCGAAAGCACAAACAACTGACAGAATTATTCGTAATGTTATATATGATAATGTTGATGAATCACTTAAATTAATTAAACAACATAAAGATGCAGATTATTTTTGGGGTGTAAATAATAAAGATGAGTTAGATGGAGGCATAGTTGCTCAAATAGAAAAAGCGCTTGCAAAATTAAGACAAGATGTTGCTAACCCAATAGATGAATTTGGCAATCCAAACCTAGTATCTTTATCACATATAAGAAATGCTTACTCAAAATTAAACACCATTTCAAGAGATACTCTTGAAGCAAGCCCAGAGCGTAAAGTAATTATTGAAGTAATGCGTAAGTTAGATGATTCTAGAGTAAATCAAAATGGGGAATATTTTGTACCAAAAGGAGGGCCTAACAGTATTCTAACTCAATTAGAAGTTGAGGGTGTGACTAACTTTAATGTTCAATTAGCAAAAACCATAAAAAGAAACAAGGAGCTTAATCCTAATTCGTTTGGAGATGAAATTGAAGTAAAAGGTGACGTGCTATCTGATATGAATAATGCAATAGAACAGCTTAGAATTGCAAACAGAACGGCTGCTGAAAGAATGGCTCCATTTGATAGAATGGAAATTAAAAAAATTATTTCTAATTCTCAGAAAGGTGCATTTGATGTAGATGAAATTTATAAAAAAGTTATTTTAAATGGAGATAAAGCTGAGTTAGATGACATATTTAAAGCACTTAACCAGTATGATAAATACTTAACCCAAGCAGGAAAGGTTGGTAATACAGAAAAAAGATTAAAAGCTCAAATTAAACAAAGATTATTTAATGATGCATTTAGAGCATCAACGGATGTTGTAGATGAATCAATTAACTTTACTCAATTTGCAAAAGAAGTTAAAAAATTTGAAAGAGATTATCCTGGAAAATTTGATTCTTTATTTACTGATAGCGCTACGGGTAAAAATACAGCCAACCTTGTAAGAACTACAATAGATCAAATTAATAAAATCAACCCAAGATTAAAACCTCAAGATATAAAAAACTTAGTAGCAGACTTTACAAATCCAAGCAGACAAGTTGGTTTGAATGCGAGCGATCAAGGCTTGGCTTTTGTACAAGGATTAAAACAATTAGCTAAAGCTTCTGAAGATAGATTAAAGTTAGAGGCCAACAGAGCAATATCTGATTTACCGTTAAAAGGAATAGATGAAACGGTTAATATAATTTTTAGGCCTAACGCTAATGCAAATATACAGATATTAAAAGATACCGTAAGTGATGAGGTGTTTACCAGCATACAACAAGCAAGCATGCAAAAACTTTTATCTAAGTCTATAGACTTAAATGGAAAAGGAAGAATTACAGATTTATTTAAGCCTGGTAATTTAAAAACAGCTTTAGATTCTTATGGTGATGAAACCTTAGATGCTATGTTTGGCAAAGAGCTTACCCAAGGTTTAAAAAACTTTCAAAGAACAATAGACACTTTAACTAAACAAGAAGCTGGTCGTGGAGGCGCAGCTGGTGGATTGGTTGCTGCTGGTATTGGAGCTAGTTTGGCCCTTAACCCAATAGCTGTATTACCTACGGTTTTAGGATTAGCAGTTGCAAGAAAACTTTTTGCTTCTCCTAGAGTAGTAGCTGCATTTGCTAAAACAGATAAAGGTTCAGTTATAACTTCTGTAGATATGACCGAACAAGCAATAAGACAAACTCTTGTAAGAGAGTTAGGTATGGAAGCAGAGCAAGCAGGATCATTAGCTGGTGATATTATGGATGGCGTAATAGATGCAGCAGGAGTTGAAGAAATAATTAACGATACAAAAAAAGCAGCACAAGAAGTAGTTACTGGAGTAGAGGATATAGAACAACAAACAAGACAAAACTTACGGTCAACTCAAGCACCTGTTGTTCAAAACATACCTCTACCAGATATTTCATCAATTGAAATGCCTAACCTAGATCCTTTATCACAAGAAAGATTAGATCTAGACGAACAGTTATTCGGTAGACCTTCTAGGCTTGGGTAATACTTCTACCGTTTACTTCAATTACTTTCCCATCAAAATCATTGCAAATCTTTCTTATTAAAGAATTATTATAGATAGGGTGAGTTGCATATAACTTTTGTTTCTCCATCCAGGCTTCTTGTTCTTTAGTAAGTTTGGTTGTTGGTGCATTCTTTCTCATCAGAAACCTATTTCATTACGGTCCATACCCAAAGGCTTATCTGATAAACAGATCCACTCTTCTAACGGTATATGTATGTAAGGTTCGTTGTCTTCGTCATAGGTAGGATTATCACTTACATTCATTCTGACATCATAAACAAAGTCTTTCTTCCATTCATGCATATAAATACCATCAGTCATAGCATAAACAATAATGAACGGTACGCCTGTTGCTAATGCAAACGAAGATCCTTTTCTTAATTTATTCGTAGAGATTATTAAAGTGTCATACTTGTCATACGCAAAGGTACGACATTTAACTTCGCACCAATAGTTTTTTTCTTGCGACTCTATCCAATAATCTAGTGAATAACTTGTGGGTAACTTATGACAACTAACTCCCCAAAGGCCCTCCAAGAATCCTGCGACTCGTTCTTCTCTTTTCTGATCTTCTCTGCTTTCTAATGATGGTGTCTTCATATTATTCCTCAAAGAAGTTAGGATCTACGGCAACAAACCTTTTGGTTGGTCTGCCTTTGCCCCCAACTTTTATTTCAATTTCCTGGATTTCTCCAGCATTTTTTAATCGTTCTATAATTTCTTTTACTTCGTATGACTTCATGCTTCTAAATAGTTCATGCCTATCTACTTCTCTTTTAGATATGCCTTCTCCATTTCTAGATCTAATAAATGATAAGACTTGTTTAATCTTAGACTCTGTTGCAGAACTTGCTACTTTGTCTCTACAAGACTCAATAAACATAAGATCGTAGTATCTAATGTAATCAATCGCCCACTTAGTTATATCAGCTGTAATCTTTGTTGCATCAGCACTAGAAGCTAAAGTACAAAGCAAAGATAATCTCATAGCCTTCTCTCTGGATCTACTGAGCAAAGGTTCTAAGTTATCTTTTTCTAATATGTCTTGTCTTTTAATAATCTCCCTTGCAAAGTCTTGTAACAGTTCTTCTGACGGTTTATCAAACTCTAGTACAGTTTGGTTTAAATCTAACTCTGCATTATCTCTTGCTGCATCAGATAAATTACCTTTCATTCTACGAACATAATTAACCCAGTTGACTATACTTGTAGGTGGCTCTTTAAATCTTTTTAGATCTCCAACACGTCTTGGTTCATTAGATTCAACAACTACAAACCTGTTAAGAAAACCATCTGCTATCCTTCCGCTGTTTAATGCGCCGTAAAAGTTTTTAGGTACAGACAATCCAACTAATGTGATGGCTGGTTTATGTGTAACCCTATTCATCATCTTTTCTTTGTACTCTTCTTGTACTGCCATAAGTGAATAGTTGTCTGGTCGTAGAGTCCCATGGCAACGCCCCCAAGCTTCCATAAGTGTTTGTATGCCGTCTTCTTTGTTTGTGTTACCAGCATTACTTATAGCCTCAAGTCTTTTACCGAACTCATCCATAATTGTTATTTGTGTTGGTCTTATTTTAAGAACAGAGTGAACAGCACCACTTGATGTATAACCATCACCAACAATTAACTTTTCTTGATCTGAAGCATTTAGTACAGATTCAATAAATGTTTTGATGTTTTCTTTTCCCTGCCCCGATTTAGCAACACCCATAAAATACATACTAGAAAAGTTATTCATGTTTGTTCTATATAATCTTCCACAAGTAACACTTGCTAATGCTAACGCCCCTACAAGAGATAGTTCTGGTTGCGGAACTTGAGCAATATCCTCACAAAAGTCAAACATGCTTTTAAGCAGTCCAGGTGGCGAAAATAAATCTTTAGGTGGTGTAATGCTTTCGGTTGACTGTATAAATAGTGGAGCTATCTGATTCTTACGATCATGTGTTCTTTTAACATTATCAACAACTGAATCAACTTCTTGTTGCGGTAGTGGTGGGTTATTATTCTTATTCCAATTTTGTAAAAAGACTCTAACAAATTCTAAGTTTACATTTTTAGATATAAGATAGCCTGCAATCCTAGCAGCTCCATCATTCCTAGATCCTTCCAACACGCCATCCAAGGAGAAAGGTGCCGTTTGTTTACTGCTGTCAATCTTAGGAACGCCTGTAATCTGTAAGTATTCTTTTTCAGTAAAGTCTGGAAGATCTGTATGGTCATGTATTTTCCAGTCTGGAAACATAACAGGCTTATAAACTTGGCCATTAGCATGACGGTTATATGGAGCAATAATAAGACCACCCACACCCCTAATATCTATTAGTCGTTCAATAGGTGTTTCGTTGGTTCTTCTCGTTGCAAAGGTTGTATAGTTTTCTGGATTGTTATAATAGTAATGCATACCTTTACCAGTTATAACTTTAAATGGGCAAGCAGGTAAATTCTTTTCTACCCAATCCATAGCCTCTGGTGAATCTGCATCAACAACAACAAACTTGCCACAAACTAATGCGACAACTAAATTGTCTCTATCTTTAAACCAAGACTCTACAAGTTCCCTAGTGGGTCTTGTTTCCTTATATTGTTCCCAGCCTTTTAAAAATGATGGAGGTTTTTTGTTAGATCTTTGTAAAGGTACTACATTATATCCATCATCATAATAAGCCAGCGCAATATCCAAGGACGAGTCATCCTCGGTAATATTGAGTTGGAACATACTATTTTTGTTCTTCTAAAATTTCAGATATAGAACCGTAAATAGATTCAAAGTCTAATCTTCCCTCTGTTGCTTGGATGATCTGTTTAGCTTGCGCTATAGATGGTTGCCTGTATCCATACCTCCAGGATTTGCATGATGCTTCAGAACAATTAAAATCTTCTGCTGCTTTTTTATGACCTAAAAACTTTATATAACCAGATAATGTGTATTGATCTACTTTTCTTTCTTTATGCTTTGGTTGAACGCCCATAGTACTTAACTCCTTTAATTTTTTTGTTGCAATAGCCTTGGACCTAAAATAGTAATTAGCTAGCCAAGTTATATCGTTTTGTTTGCTCATATACTTCTCCTAAATAATATGATTTACATATTGTAGTTTCTTGGGTTATAATAATCAAGTTCATTTTTACACAAACTATAGGAGGGTAGATCATGAGCTTAAAAGATAAGATAAAAACACCTGATAAATTGGTGGACCAACAAGGGGCCAAGCTTCTTGTATATGGTCAAGCGGGAGCTGGTAAAACTTTTTCAACACAAAGTATGCCAGGTAAGGTTTTAGTTATTAGTGCGGAAGCTGGTTTGCTTTCCATTAAAGATGCGCCTAACGTATCTGCTATTGAAGTATCTAATTATGACGATCTAAGAGAAGTGTATGCTGCTCTTAAATCTGGTGAATTAGTCTACGATAGCGTATGTTTAGACTCTGTATCAGAGATTTCTGAGATCTTGTTGGTACATGAGAAAGGTAGAAACAAAGACGGAAGAATGGCTTATCAAAACGTAAGTGAAGCTGTTACAAGTCTAATGAGATCATTTAGGGATCTAGATATGCATGTCTTATTTCTTTGCAAAGAAGGTAAAGAGAATAATGATGGTGTATTTTTCTTTGGTCCTAAGATGGCAAGTAAGCCTTTGGGGGATGCAATTACGTATTTCTTTGATGAGGTTTTGGCACTACGAGTTATCGAAGATCAAGATGATGACGGTAATCCCGTAGCTGCAAGGTGGTTACAAACAAGGATAGGTCAAGGCTACACAGCCAAAGATCGTAGCGGTAAGCTAGAAGCCTTTGAGGAACCAAATCTAACTGCTCTAATTACAAAATTAGGGTTTAATATTAATATTGAAAATAAGGAGAGTGCGTAATGTCAGATTTTGATGGCGTTGATTTTTTTGAGAATGCGGAGCAAATGGAATCGAAAGGTCCAGAGGTTGCTCCAACTGGTGAGTACGAGGCAAAGATTATTGCTGCTGAGAAATATAAATCTAACAGCGGTAATTGGACGCAGAAGGTAACTTTTCAAATTGATGGCGGTAACTACCGAGATCATAATGAATGGTATAACTTATGGTCTGCTAACGAAGATTCAAAAAGAATAGCAAGCGAGATATTTAGTCGGCTTGCTCTTGTTTGTGGATTTAAAAAGCTACCAGATCTTGCAAAAGATTTTATTGGTAAGCAACTTAAAGTTGGCATTAGACAGTATGAAGACAACTGGACTAATAATGACGGCCAAGCTGTTACTTCGTTGAAGACTAAAATCATTAAGATGGAGCCTTCAGAGATGAAACCAGCTGCACCTGGAGATAAACCTCCATTCTAGGTGTAAAAGAAAGAAGGGGGCTATATGCCCCTTTTTTTTGTGTTTTAAAAAAAACGACTTTCTGAGAGGCCGCTGGTGACGTTTTCTTACCCTGCCCTAGGGTTTACCCTTAACGAAGTTATCACATTTTTTCGGTATTTGGATTTATAGCTTTTAGGTAAAGTTCTTGCCAAAATTTAACCTTATGTAAGAGATCGTTGTTTTCTTCGACAAGTTTTTCTAAATCTATTTTGCTATTGTCACCTGGTATGCAAATGGAAAAAAATATTTTATTTTTATCTACCTCAGTTTCAAACTTTTTTCTTAATAAATCTGGAACGTTTGCAGCGTTTGGATCTACAGCATCAACATAAAACTTTGCTTGAACCAAGACCTCTCTTTCTTTTTTTAGTTCAGTCATCCTCTTTTTCTCCAGAACCACCAGGCAACTGTTCTACATCAAACCAACCACAAGGGTAATTAATCATTACATATTCTCCAATCTTTCTATCGCCCAATTCAAATAAACAACTGCTTTTTTTAGATCCGAGATGTTAGATCCTTTTAGATCTTCTCTCCAAATATATTTAACGGCATTACCTTTGCAGAAACCTTTAAACTCTTCTGCCGTAAGCATAGATCTCATGGCCTGTATATACTCTATCTCACCTCTAGTGTAGTGAGGTGGTTGGTTTACTGGATCATTTTTGACTTTGCTCAC